TTCCCCCCAAGAATACGCAGCCACCACCAGAGCCAAGCGAGCAGGCAAAGCCTCCGGCAAGCAGTTCGTGAAGCAGCCCAAGGGCATCGCAAAAAAGACTGCGGGTTTTCGCTAAATCCGACATCCGCAAAAGCGGGCGTATAATTAGCCTGCGGGCTTGCTCGCAGCATGTGTTCTCGTTTTCTCCTCCTCAAGTAATTGAGTTAGCCCCGGCTCCTGAGCCGGGGTTTCTTTTTGTGCCCGGTACTGGTCCACGCGGCGCATCCACTGGTCGGTGTAGTTGTCGAACTCCCGGCCGCAGGTCAGGAACTCCTTGGTCTCGCCGTTCTGCGCCATCATCAGGATGATGCCCTGACGAATCTTGGTGCCGTGGACCACGTTGTGTGCTGCAGCGTAGGCGGCCAACTGGATGAAGTAGTCCTCGATCCACTCGCGGTGCTTCATCTTGTTGGCCTGTTTGAAGTCAATGATCGACTCACACTGTCGATAGACCCCGATGCAGTCCGAGGTGCCGGCGTACTTGCTCGGATAGTGCAGCGGAATCTCCGAGCCCCAGACCTCTTGGACGTTCGGGAAGAACGTCTCGATGAGCTTGTAGCCCATCCAGTAGCCCTTGACCTGCAGCCAGGTGCGAGGCACGTCCAGCGGTCTGTTAAGCAGCAGCCGCTCCACCACGTTGTGCATGTGCGTGCCCACCGTAGCGGCCTCATTGCGGATGCGGTCCGCTTCTGCTTGACCAACCCTCGCGGCCCACGCATCAAGCTCTGTTCGGTCCTTGGTGCCGGACAGGATGGTGGTGACGCTGGGCAGGTGCTGAGGGCCATATGTGCGGCCGCCGGGACCGTCATGGCGTACCAGGGGCTCGTAGACGAACTTGCGGCGAATAGGGATGAGTTGCATTAGATGAGCCACTCCTTGATTTGCTCGCCCAGCACTGCGCTGGCGATGTTGATTTTGTTCCGCAGCGCTTTGACAATGTGCTCGTCTACTGTGCCCGGGGTGATGAGATCGATGTAGGTGACCTTGCGGGTCTGTCCAATACGGTGTGCCCGATCCTCACTCTGCAGCCGTACTTCAAGGTCGAAGTTGTTGCTGTAGTAGATGACTGTCTTGGCCGCGGTCAACGTCAAGCCGTAGCCGCCAGTGCGGGGGTTGCCCACGAAGAAACGCAGATCATCGTCAGGGTCCTGGAACCGCGTGACAATTTCTTGCCGCTCGTCAGCATCGGTGTCGCCGTAGTAGGACGCCACCGGCGTCATGCCGTAGACCTCCTGCAGTCGCAAGCGAATGCGCTCGATGTCCTTGCGGTAATTGGCCCAGATGATGACCTTGCCGTCCACCTCTTCAAGCGCAGCCAGCAGCTCCTCGATGCGATTGCTGGGAAAGTCAATCTCTGTGCCGTCGTCCAGCTTCGTGTGACCACAGCAGATTTGATGCAGCCGCATAAGCTGGGTCAGCGCGTTGTTGGTGCTGACAATGCCCTCATCCAACACAGACAGCGCCATGAGCTTCATCTGGTCATAAGCCTTGCGCTGCTCCGCGGTGAGCTCCACGTCCCGGCGCATGTAGACCTTGTCCGGTAGGTCCAGGCACTCTTCCTTCGTCACACGGAACGAGAATCGCTCCAGTCGATCATGCAGCTCGTCCAGCCGACGATAGCCCACCACCTGCTTGAAAGTGTGCGTGGACAGTCTGCGTTCCACGAGGACCGCGTACCGCGCTTGAAAGGCGTAGAAGCTGGGCATGTTCAAGCAATCAGCGCCCAAGAATTCACACTGGGCGTAGAGGTCTAGTGGGCTCTTGGTGACCGGGGATCCCGTGGCAATACGCCTGTACCGCGCATCACGGCCCACCTTGACGATATTCTTGGTTCGCTTGGCGTTGGGCGTCTTAATGGTGGTGCTTTCGTCCACGGCCATGAGGCTCGTGGTCACCCGCAGGAAGGTCTTCGCAAACGTCACGCCCTTCTCGGTGCTGAACGCCTCGATGTTCATGATCAGGATGCGCAGGCCATCGAGGTAATTGAGCATGCCCTCCATCTCCATCTTTTCCGCACGGCGCGGCGACGGGTTCCAACAGGCCATCTTGTACGGCAAGTGCTCGGGCATATGTTTGGGGATCTCGGATTTGTACCAATTGCGGTAGACGCCCTTGGGTGCCACGATGAGCATCGCGTTGATGTCGCCGCGGTCGTAGAGCAGGGCCGCGTTGTTGATGAGCATGAAGCTTTTGCCAGTGCCCATCTCAGCAAACAAGGCGACCTCGCGGTGCTGCCAGAAGCGCTGCAGGTATGCGGCCTGATGGGTAAAGGGCTTGTTTCGGTACGGGTACCGAGCTAGTTCGGTCATCTTTCTTCCTTTCTGGTAGCAGGCACTTGACGGCCTGTGGAAGTAGTGTACACTGGTCGCACGTTTCAAGAAAGGAGAGCGTAAACGTGATTCAAACCCCCACGGTATTCGTGGTGCAAGAGATGCCAAATCATGACATCGCTGCAGCTACCAAGTTCGGCACCCTGAAGGTGCTGCTGGCCGCCAATACCCAGATTGCTTTTTCAACCGTTCCCACGGTCCGCGTGCTTCGCCGCAAGCTGCTGCAGTTCTCTGACAAGGACTTCCTGCTGCTGACCGGCGACCCTGTGGCTATCGGCTTGGCCTGCTCGATAGCCTCGTTTTATAACTCTGGCCGGTACAGCGTGCTGAAGTGGGACCGCCGCGAGCGCCTGTACATCCCGATCCGTATTGACACAACCGAGAAAGGAGAGATCGATGAGTGACCTCAACAGTCTGTTTGAGCAGGATGCCAACGCCCTGACCATCAAGGACGACGACCTTACATCTGTGGGTGCCCTGGCCAAGCGTGCCAAGGAACTTGAGAAGGAGATCGAAGACCTGGACAAAGTGCTGAGCGAGCGCAAGGAGCAGCAGCGCAAGTTGCTGGAAGAAGCCATTCCCGCCAAGCTCGAAGAGCTTGGCATGAAGAAGTTCACGATGGCTGACGGCAGCAACATCGAAGTCAAGCCGTTCTACAGCGCCAGCATTAAGGCCGACAATCGTGCGCAGGCCTACGAATGGCTGCGCCAGCATGGCTTTGACGACATCATCAAAAACACAGTCTCAGTACGCTTTGGCCGGAATGAAGACGGCCTGTGCGCTGAGCTCCTAAATCTCCTGCGCGAGAAAAACTACCCAGTTGATCAAGAGCAGAAGATCGAGCCCCAGACCCTCAAGGCCTGGGTTCGCGAGCGGGTGGAGCGCGGTGAAGCGTTTCCCCAAGATCTTTTTGGCGCCTACATCGGCCAAAAAGCGACCATCAAATCAGCATGAACCAAGGAACTTTAATCATGGCAAAAACTGAAGTTGCACTGAAGCAAGAAACCGCAATCGTTTTGGCAGGCGACTTTGAGCAAGATGCTCAAAGTGGCTTTGAGGGCATGGGCCAGGAAGACTTTGCGCTTCCGTTCCTGCGCCTGTTGACCAACACGAGCCCGGAGGTCGGTGAGGTTGACGGCGCGATGCCCGGCATGATCATCAATTCGGTCAGCAGCCAGCTCTACGACGGCAAGAAGGGACTGACGGTGATTCCGTGCGCCTATGTGCGTCAATACATTGAATGGGCTCCCCGTGGCAGCGGTAGCGGTGCACCGCAGGCTATCTACTCGGCTACGTCTGACATCCTGAGCCGCACGCACCGTGAGCCGGGCGACAACAAGGACTATCTCGACAACGGCAACTACGTCGAGAACACGGCCAATCATTATGTGATGATCGTGGGTGAAGACGGCATCCCCAACCCGGCACTGATCACCATGAAGTCCACCCAGCTCAAGAAGAGCCGAAAGTGGAACAGCATGATGATGTCCACGAAGTTGATGGGCGCCAACGGTCCGTACACCCCTCCGATGTACAGCCACCTGTATCGCCTAACCACACAAGCCGAGTCCAACGACAAGGGCAAGTGGTACGGTTGGGAAATCGAGAAGATTGGAGCGGTGACCGATCGCAACGTCTACCTGGCCGCCAAGGCCTTTGCTGAGCAGATTGGCAAGGGCGAGGTCAAAGTCAAGCACGAGACAGAGCAAAATTCCACCATAGACGCCCCGTTCTGATGTTTTAGGGGAGGCCACGGCCTCCCCTTTTTCGATAGAGAGCAAGCATGACCGACATCACCCGGTTTAAGGCGATCTTCAGCGGACTGGATATCGCTTACGGTACGTACAAAATCAAAGGGGAGCGCGGCAATGGAAAGCAGGCGGGTCAGGCCACAGTGGTTAGGAAACCCCCTACTGATGACCTCTGGGAAAAGCATCTTGATGGTATTGAGCCTTCCCTGGGCATTATTCCTATTCGTGCTGACAACACTTGTATCTGGGGTTGCGTTGATATTGATCAGTATCCTATTGACCATCGAGGATTGGTGGAGAAAATAGCGCAGCTCAAGCTGCCGCTGGTCGTCTGCCGCAGCAAGTCTGGTGGCGCACACGTCTTTCTCTTCACCAAAGAACCGCAGCCCGCGCGCGAGTTCCAGCAGTACCTCAAGAACGCCGCCGCCCTCCTTGGCGAGGCCGGCCGTGAAATATTCCCCAAGCAAGCCGAGATCCTCGTGGACCGCGGCGACACCGGCAACTTTCTGAACCTGCCCTACTTTGGCGGTGATAATGGCACACGTTACGCCTTCAAGGCTGATGGCAGTGCCGCCACGCTGGAGGAATTCTATGAGCTGTGGCAGGTCAATCTTCAGGAGTCGATTTCGGCTTTTCCTGATCCGCCGAAGGCACCTGACGCGCCCATCAAAGACGGGCCGCCATGTCTGCAAGCGCTATGTGCTCAAGGGGTTCCGGAAGGCGGTCGAAACAATACGCTCTTCAACATCGGAATCTTCCTGAAGCGCTCTGCGCCAGCATCCTGGGAAGATAAGCTTGTTGAGCACAACATCAAATACGTGGGCCCTCCGCTGCCCAACAATGAGGTCCAGCTCGTCATCAAGCAGGTGGGCAAGAAAGACTACCACTACAAGTGCAAAGATGCCCCTCTCAATTCATTCTGCAACAGTGGACTGTGCCGTACCCGCAAGTTTGGAATCGGCTCGGGAGGTCCTGACTCCCCTCAAATCGCTTCCCTGTCAAAGTACGCCAGCGAACCGCCTCTGTGGTTTCTTGACGTTAACGGCCGCCGCCTTGAACTTGATACCGACAGTCTGTTTATGCAAGCTGCCTTCCAGAAGGCTTGTGTCGAAAAGCTCAACGTCCTGCCTCCAACGCTACGCAAGCAAGATTGGGAACAGCTGTTAAACGCTTTACTGAAGGAAATGGTGGAGACCGAGCAGATCAGTGAGGCCAGCGAAGACACCAGCGTCACCGGCCGCTTCATGGACCTGCTCGAGGAGTTTACGACCCACATGCAGCAGGCCATGGACCGCGACGAGATCATCATGGGCCGCCCTTATACCGAGGAAAATGAGGCCAAGACTTACTTCCGCATGAAGGACCTTGAGGCCCACCTGCTGCGCAACAACTTCAAGGGCCTGACCTCACCCAAGATGGCCCAGCGGCTGCGGGACATGGGCGGCGAGCCCATCAGCCTGTTCCTTAAGGGCCGCACCGTGCGCTGCTGGCGCATACCGCGGTTTGCCAAGCAAGAAGCCCCATTCACCACTCAAACCAGCCGCGAAGAGAGCCCATTCTGATGTTGAAGATTGACGGCCACGACAACGCCATCATCGGCCCGGCCCTGCTCTGGGGACCCGACGGGCGGGTTGAAGTGCTGGTTTATGACGCCGAGCTAATTCGCCGTAACTTGGTCATGCAGGGAATGGACGCCGAAGAAGCTCGCGAATTTATTGAATTCAACATAGAGGGGGCCTACGTGGGCCCGGACACCCCGATCCTGGTCTGGCCAGAGGATATGTGGTCCTTTGATGACTGACATCCACAAGATCTTTGGGCCCCCCGGCGCCGGCAAGACGACATACCTGCTCAACGTGGTGGACCAGGAGCTGGCCAGTGGAGTCAGCCCTCACACCATCGGCTACTTCAGCTTCACCCGCAAGGCCGCCCACGAGGCACGCGACCGGGCCGTAGCCAAATTTTCCCAGCTCAATCCACGCACAGACTTCCCTTATTTCCGTACGCTGCACTCCCTAGCCTTCCACGTCCTTGGAACGCGGATCGAGGACATGATGCAGCCGGAAAATTACAAAGAGTTCGCCCAACAGGCCGGCATCGAATTAAGCTTGTCCCAAGATGATGAAGAGGCGTTCGTTAAGGCGGATCACCCGATCCTCAACGAGATCAACCTGGCGCGCATACGAGGTGTCGATCTACGCGAGCACTACAATCAGTCTCGCCTGGACATCGAATGGCATCACTTTGAGTTCGTCGAGCGAACCTATCGCCATTACAAGCACGCCCACTACCTGCTGGACTTTACTGACCTGCTCGAGCTTGCCGTGGTTGAGTCGGACCACCTACCTGAGCTGGACGTCCTCATTGTGGACGAAGCGCAGGATCTGAGCCGTCTTCAATGGAACTTGGTCGAGGCCCTGGCAAACAAGGCGAAAAGAGTCTTTCTCGCCGGAGACGACGATCAGGCAGTATTTACCTGGGCCGGCGCTGACGTCAAGAGCTTTCTCGCCTTCCGCGGCCGCATCACCGTCCTGGAGCAGTCCTATCGGGTCCCGGCCCGCGTGCACCGCCTGGCCAACGACATCGTCACCCGCATCCATGAGCGTCAAGAAAAGACCTGGCGCCCCCGCGACTTCGACGGCGAGGTCAAGACCTACTGTCGTTTTGAGGACGTCCCCATCGCCGAAGGCCAGTGGCTGCTCATGGCCGCTACCAACTATATGCTCAACCCCGTGCACGAGTGGCTGCGCAGCATGGGCCTCATGTTCGAGCGCAACGGCATCCCCTCCCTGTCCGCCAACATCGCCCACGCCGTTTCCGATTGGGAACGCCTGCGCAAGGGCCTGAAAATCTACGGCGAGGCCGTTAAGAACGTCTACAAGTACCTTGACACAAGTGCCGTGGCCCGGGGCCACAAAACCTTCAAGACCGGGGAAACCACCGGCAGCTACGACATGGCCCTGCTTAAAGAGTACTTTGGCCTGCAAACCGATGTCATTTGGCACGAAGCGTTGACCAAGATTCCCGGCGATCGGCGCGAATACCTCATCGCCCTGCTGCGCCGGGGCACCAAGCTATCAGAGGCGCCCCGTATCCGTCTGTCCACCATCCATGGCGCTAAAGGCGGCGAAGCCGACAACGTCATGTTGATGATGGACCTCAGCCCCAAGTTCGCGCTGGAGTACGCGGCCAACGCCGACAACATCCACCGCCTGTTCTATGTGGGTGTGACCCGCGCCAAGAAAACATTGCACCTAGTGCTACCCAAACACCAGGAAAAAGGATTCCGGCTTTGAGCACACTATCCCTTTTCCCATCCAACGTCGAATGGATGGCCCCAGAAGTTTTCCCCAACTTGTCTACAGCCAAGGAGATTGCAATTGACCTCGAGACCTGTGATCCCAACATGGAGTCGATGGGTCCTGGTTGGCCTCGCGGTGACGGGTTTGTTGTTGGCTACGCCGTAGCCGTCGATGGTTGGGCTGGGTATTTTCCTGTGGCTCACGGCGGGGGTGGCAATCTCGATCGAGGCCTGGTGGAGCGCTGGGTACGAGACGTCCTCAAGACCCCAGCCGATAAGATCATGCACAACGCCGCCTACGATGCCGGATGGCTAGGTGCCGCTGGATTCACCATCAACGGCTGCATCTATGACACGATGCTTGCCGCACCGCTTCTTGACGAGAACCGGTTCTCCTACAGCCTTAACGCCCTTGGCTTCGACTACCTCAAAGAAGTCAAGTCCGAAGCGGGTCTCAGGCAGGCCGCCGCCGATTTCGGTGTCCATCCTAAAAAGGAGCTGTGGAAGCTCCCGGCCATGTACGTCGGTGAGTATGCCGAGCAAGACGCCGCGCTAACCCTCAAGCTCTGGCAGCATTTCAAGCCGCTGCTCAAACGCGACGAGGTCGAATCCATCTTCGGGCTCGAGACCAGTGTCCTGCCGGTTTTGATCGAGATGACCCGCCGGGGCGTTAAGTTCAACCGACCGCGGTGCGAGGAACTGATCGACCGCCTGTGCAAGCAAGAGATCAAGCTCCTTGAAGACCTGCGCAAGATGGTTGGCTTCGACGTGGATATTTGGGCTGCCAAGAGCATCTCCGCAGCCTTCGACAAGCTGTCCATCCCCTACGCCAAGACCGAAAACGGCCTACCAAGCTTTACCAAGGGCTTCCTGGACTCTTGCCCTCACCCCATCGCCAAAACCATCGTGGAGGCCCGGGAAACCAACAAGACGCACAGCACCTTCTTGGAGCCATATCTGAACTTCAGCGCCAAGACCGGGCGCATCCACTGCCACTTCAATCAACTGCGCTCCGACGACGGCGGCACCGTTACCGGGCGCCTGTCCGCGGCCAACCCCAATTTGCAGCAAGTCCCTGCCCGCCACGAGATCATCGGTCCCATGGTCCGCGGCCTTTTCCTCCCCGAGGAAGGCGAGCTTTGGGCCAGCAATGACTTCTCCTCCCAGGAGCCGCGCCTGCTGGTGCACTACGCCAATCTGCTGGACCTGCCGGGCGCTGACGTGATGGTGGACGCCTACCGCAACGACCCCAACACCGACTTCCACCAGATGGTCGCCGACATGGCCGGCATCAAACGCAAGGCCGCTAAGACCATCGGCCTGGGCCTCATGTACGGCATGGGCAAGAACAAACTCGCCGCCCAGCTAGACCTAGACGTCGAAGAGGCCAGCGAACTCATCAACAAGTTCCACCTCAAAGTCCCCTTCCTCAAAGGCACCGTCAACGCCGTCATGAAGCGCATTGAACACCCCGCAGCCAGCGGAGCCATCCGCACCCTGCTGGGTCGCAAGTGCCGCTTCCCGCTGTGGGAGCCTATGGAGTGGGGCGTCAACAAGGCGCTGCCCTACGAACAAGCCATCCTTGAATATGGCCAACGGATCAAGCGCGCGATGACCTACAAAGGCCTGAACCGCCTTATCCAAGGCTCAGCCGCCGACCAAACCAAGGCCGGCATGGTGGCCCTGCACAAGGCCGGCTTCAAGCTGCTGCTGCAAGTGCACGACGAAGTCGTCATCAGCGTCAAAGACAGGGGCGAAGCGGAAGAAGCCGCGCGGATCATGGCCGCCTGCGTAAACCTGGAGGTCCCCAGCCGATGCGACGTGGAGGTCGGACCGAACTGGGGCGAAGCCAAATGATCAGGGGCCCTTGCGGGCCCCTTCTTTATCATGCCACCTCGAGCAGCTTGTCCAGGTAGTGCCTGGCCTTCTCCAAGTCCTGCCGGCCACCCTTGTCCTTCCAGCGGCTGACGTACTTGACGATGTTTCCCTCCAAGTACCCCAACTGATTGCTGGTGATGTAGTCCCACGGCTGAATCGCATTCTTCTTGTAATGCTCCCCACCCACCTGCACAGCATTGGCCTGAGCAAAATCAAACGGGGAATTCACATCAATGGTCAGCACAGGCGTGGGCACCAGCGGGGGATGCTTAGGCCGCGGACCGGGGACCTTTTCAATGGCCTGGTTATTTTTCTTCTTAGCCAACTTGTACGCATAGCCCGTAGCAATCTTGTGCTTCTTGGCCAGACTGTTGACCGAGGCCTGCGGAAAGGCCTCCAAGTCCTTGAGAAACTTCTTCGTTTTCTCAGACATCTCTCTCATTTCTACTCTCCATAAAAAGCGCGCTTTAGGGCGCGAACCATGCGGGCTTGACGGCCTCTTGCCGCTTCTGCACCGGTCGTACCGTCAAGGTTTCCCTCTCAGGATGCTTTGCAACAGCAAACTGGTTTGACCCCTTCAAGTTTGCTGCCGATCCGTGTGTCGTGAATCGATGCCCATTTGCACACCGATGCCTACGACGCTTATCTCCATTATGCAATTCTCTCGTCTCAAAAATTCGGCTGCTGCTGCCGCACTCAGGACATTTCATATTACCTCAAAACGAATGTCTCTCAAATGAGTCCCAAGAAGAAACACACCGCTCATGACAGCCACCCAATCCAGTGGCAAAAATACACCACGGCTCCGAACAAAAACCCGATGGCGGCAAGCATCCCGATCAGCCACCCCAAAGAATCAAGCAAGTCCTCGTCCTCAAGCC